CAGTAAGACATCACCCTTAAACTGGACAAATTTGGAGTCACCGCTGAATGTCTTGCCAGTAAACGGCACAGTTATTACTGTTTCGCCAGTTTCGTATGGTGCGATATACTTGTCAAGTGATGTACTTTTAAGCACATACATTACTTCCTGTCCGTTTTCGGTTCTTATCAGAAAGTCTATGATGTTACCGCTATCTATGATGCTTCTCCAACCGATTCTCTTGACTGGATTGCCGCCCTCATCTGATATCATATTCAGCATGTCGGGTGAATGGTATCTGTCGACTTCGGTCTGGTCCTTTGACAGATCTACTCCTTTTAAGTTTTCGTATGCCATTGTGTACTTCTTTGGTGAATCAGGTACATTCATATCCGTATCCCCCCAGTTATCTTGGCACTCATGTCCTGCATACATGCGTCCATTATGGACTTAACAAAGGTTTCCCACTCGTTATAGTAGTAAACAGCCTTGACTTCATCATCATCAAGCCACAGGTAATGTGCAGTAAGAAGTGCCACAGGTCGAAGCAGATTGTCGGGTATTCCGATTTCTGTATCATCGGGATCTCCGACTTTTAATACACTTGGTCTTATCGGATACCATGTGTCTTCCCATGAGGCTGTCTCTATAGTATTTGGGTGGTTCTTGCCATCATCTGCTATTACTTCTGTCGAAATAGTTTCGGTTACACTAGGCTTACCGCTTCCCTTTGTTACTGTCTCTGTAGTTTTAACTGTCTTCTTTAAGCCATCTTCAACATGCTCATATATAGTCTCTACTGTACTTTCAGTAGTTGTTGTCAATTCTCGTTTGTACCACCCTTTAAGGGGGATAACTACAGTATCAAATGCAAGCCATGTTGCTCTGTTAATGGCATTTAATTTTATCTCTTCGTATTCGGTCATTGTTGCGTCTTCTTCAAAGCCGAGGTCACGAAGTTCATTTGTAATTTCAAGTAAATTCATATTGTCCCCCAATACAAAAAATAGGGGCAGCGATTAAGCCACCCCTTTTCGATTGTTATTCACAAAGTTCTACTGCACCTGCTGATATGGTTGTCGCACCCTTAAGTACGATGTATCCCTTGTTTTCTCCGTCAACCTTCTTGAACTCGCCTGAGTCAAGTCTGAGTACAAGAGGTTTTGAGTTTGCAGGTACTGATACTACAAGGTCTGTTACACCCTGTATGCCTGTGCCTGCTTCGATTGTTACATTTGCAGGCGATGATGCAGAGTTGATAAGTATGATAGCAGTCTTATCGTCCTTGCCAGTAAACTCTACAGTCTTACCGCTAGTTGCAAGTGCTACCATAGTAACTTCTGCTCCTATGTGTCTTTCAGTTATTGCTAATCCAATATTTGCAGCCATGTTTTCACCTCCTAATTAAAGATAACAGTTCATGATAACCATTTCTTTAGGTCTAACGATTTTAGTTCCGTAAAGAACGAATCCCTTGATAGCATCAGAGAACTGCTTTTCAGGTCTGTATGGTTCTGTGTGAATCATCGGTGATGCGAATGCGATTGCACGGTCTGTCTTAACCTGTATACCAAGAACATCGTTTGAAGATACATTCTTGTGTGCTACATTGTTAGACTCTTTGATTTCCATGCCATCAAATACATCGATGATACCCTTCTTCAGTAAGTCATCAGCATATGATGTCTGTCTGCCAATTCCCATTGCCTGCTTATAAAGCATTGCTACTCTTGGCGATAATGTAACAGTAACCTTAGTGTTTCTTGATACATTGTTCTCTGCAAGAAGTGTATGTGCTTCGATTAACTTCTCAAGGATATTGTTCGCTGTAATCTGGAACGGAGTCTTTGACATGTTTACTGCAAGGCTGTCAAATGAAAGTGAGGCAATAGCCTTATCCTGTTCGTCTGCAACCTTTTCTGAAGTTTCGGCAGATAATGCTTCCATGATACCGCCAACAGCCTGTCTCTTATCGATATCGTCAACCTTGTAGTTGAATACTGACTGTTTGTCGATATAAAGAGTAGTTGAAGTATCTTCGATAGTCTCAGGGTCAGCAAGTCCTGTGAACTTGTTATCCTTTGAGTTCATATCGTAAGTAGTAACTGTTGGTGAACCGATTCCAAGGATTCTTACTGAATCTCCAAGTCTTGAAACCTTTCCTTCGTATTCTCTGTTTGTGTTTGCGGCAAATACATGTGCTTTTGTTAACTCTCTGTTAATTGCCTCTGCCCAAACTGTTGGTATGTAGTTGTTATAGCTCATAATTATCCTTTCCGCCTATTTCCATCTGCCCATGGATTTACGGATTTTGTCGTAGTTTTTAGAAACTTCTGACTGTGACATCGCCTCAACTTCTTCTTTTGTAAAGAAGTCCTTCTCAGGCGGTGCTGTCTTCGCTTTACCCATTGACTTTGGAGGCTTTGATTTCTTCATTTGAATTCCGTTAAATGCGTCAACGGCAGAAATTCCCATAGTGCGGTAAGCGAAAAACTCTTCTCCAAGTTCCTCTACATCTTTTAAGTCGGCATCAGGGTATGCTTCCTTGATTGCCGCTAAATCATCTGCTTTTCTTCTTTCGTAGCGGAGTTGGTTGAGTTCATCTTCTAACTGTTTGTTTTCTGCCTTTAGGTTTCTGTCTTCTCTTTCCTTTGCAATAAGAGACTGTGCTTCCTCTAGGCTTATGCCTTCATAGTGTGCCTTCGCCTGTGCGATTTTGTTATCGCCTTCAAAGAATAATCCAAGTGTCTGGTCATACTCTTCTCTTTCGGCTTCAAGTTTTGCGGCTTTCTCTTCAGCTTCTTTAAGCCTTCGTCTCATGTCTGCAAAAGCAGAGTCTGACTTGTCCTGTTCATCTTCGGCAGGGTCGGCGGCTTCCTGCTCTTCTTCGCCTTCTTCATCATCGGCAGGGTCAGCGACTTCCTGCATTTCTTCGCTTTCTTCTACCTCATTTATTTCTGTGCCATCGTCAGCATCCATAAATGGGTGAAGTCTGTTGAACATTTTTCTGAACATAATATTTTCCCTTTCTTAAATTAAAAAAATGAGCCTGTTAAGGCTTGGCTACCGAGACAGGTATCGAACCTGTGCTGTAGAGATCAAAACTCTATGTGCTTCCTTTACACCACTCGGCAATATCAGTAGGGGCATTTCTGCCCCAAAATATAGAGAAGAGGTACTTTTGAGCAGTTTAAAGTCTTGCTCAGGACTTGTTCAGCAAGGAGGAACTCCATTTATGAAATAGAGTAGTAAAAAGATGAAAGAGCAGTTTTATGTCATGCTCAGGACAGGTTTTGAAAGGAAGTTAAAAATGAAGGGTTAAACATTCTGATTAATAAGTTCTATTGCGTCTTGTTCGGGAACGCCTTTCTTAATCAGCATGTCTAGCAACATGTCTTTATCTACAACTTCATCGGGATTTGGTTGATTTTGCATCTGATTCATCTGGTCAAGCTGTGCCTGCTGCTGGTCAAGTTGTGCCTGCTGCTGTGCCATTTCCTGCTGTTTCTTTCTCTCTCTTTCCTCTGCTACCTTAAGAAGTTTTTCTTTCGGTATAGGAGAATTGTCAGGAGCAAGTTTTGCGTACTCTTCAAGAGTAATCTGACCAGTCTGAAGGAAGTTATCAAGTGCCTGCTGTTCGCCAAGTTTAGTCCACTCGTTATCCTGTGATACATCAACCTTTACTGTCGGCTTCAGCTTCCTAAGTTCTTCGCCTGTGATTACGGCTCTTGCCATAACCTTCTGACCGGCAGGAGCAACTTCGCCTGTCTGCATATTCACAGAATCTTCTTCAAGTTCTACTTCGTATTCAAACTCAAATCCGTCAGAGTTATATGCTATCCAAAGGTCTACCCATAAAAGTGAGATATCTTCAACCCACTGATAAAGCCTTGAAGCCTGTTCTGCAAGCGGTACTTGTGACTGTTCACGAACCGCATTGATCGCAGTACCCGATGCCTGTTCCGGGTTGATATTACCGATTGCATAGTCAGTAACACCTGCAAGGTCTTTTGTAAGCTGAAGCATGTCGTTTGTGAGTTTGTCTGCATCAGATGAAATGTTAGTCGCATTAAGATACGAAATCATCTGATTGATTGACTGTGCGTTACCGCCATTTAAAGCGATTGCAACTCCGACCTTGTCCAAATCTTCGGGGTTTTCTATTGCGTTTGCGTCATATGCAAGTCTAGGATATGCACCCTGTGCTGTAGCAGCCGCCCTTCGTGCAAGTGTCTTATTAAGTTCAAGCTGATTTGGGATAAGCTGTGCAACTTCGGACACTCCTCTTGCGGAATTTGGAACTGGTTCCCATATGTAC